AAAGGTAAAGGAAATCCACTCGTAAATTTTGCGAAGAGTGTTACGAAAGCAGGTGGTAGTTTCTTAGAAGGAATACTAGGCATGCTAGGTAACATGCTAAAGATGGCGATTGCTGTACCTGCACTAATGTGGTTGGCTAAACCAGAAAATAAAGAGAAGATAGTTACATTGGTCAAAGTTCTTAGTCGGATTGGTAAGTTTATATTTGATTTTGCAAAGTTTGGAATCACCCAGACACTTGATGGTTTGTATATGATGTTGAGTGGTGAGACTAACTGGTGGCAAAAGTTATTAGGATTTGGTAAAGCATTACTAGGTTTAAGCACAATAGTATTAGGTATAGGATTCTTGAAGAATCCTGTTAAGACTATTAAGATGATTGTGAGTGGTGTCAAGATATTGATAGGCATCCTCAAGAAACAGATGCTCAGTAAAGGTTTAAAATTCTTAGGAATGTCAGAGGGTGGTGTTCTTCCTAAACCTGCACCTGTTTCAAAGACTGTAAGACAACTCAAAGGATTTGCAAAAGGTGGATGGATATCAGGTCCTCAGTCTGGTTATCCTGTGTCACTTGATGGTGGTAGGAGCACATCATTCATAGGTCATGGCACAGAGTATGTCTCACAGAAAGCAGATGGTGGAGCATTTATAGTCCCATTTGATACTCCTGCTACAAGAAAAGATCCTGATCTGACTGGTAGGAGGATGCAAGAGGCATCTAAACTTGGATTTTCTGAGGGTGGTCTATTAGATGTACCAAAACTATCAATACCAACGTTCAGTGAAGGTGGTCTTGTACCATTTAATCAATCACTACCACATTTCTCAACACCTCAGTTTTCTACAGGTGGTGTTTTAAATGTATCACCTCCATCAATACCAAAGTTTGATCTTCCTGATGTAAAACCACCTGTCAAAGGGTTTTCTGAAGGTGGTGTGATCAACAACTTCAATGTACCTCCACTTCCTTCATTAAATATCCCTTCACCTATACAACAGTTTGCTCAAGGTGGTCAATACACGCAGACTTATTCACCTAATATTTCTTCATCAGTCTCACCGAAATATAATTTTGCCACAGGTGGTGTTTTACCTACGATTAATATACCCAAGTTTGATGAGGGTGGTGTTACACCTCCTGCAAAAGGTGGAATGGGTCAGTTGCTCCAAATATTCAAGGATCAAACGAAACTAAATGTTTTTGGTAAAATAATAAACAAAGTGAAAAGTGCGGGATCATCAGTCATAACTAAAGTGACTCAGGGTAGAAACGATGAAGCAAATAAAACAAGGGATGCTATGATGGCACATATGAATGCAACTGCAGAGCAAGTTATTCAAATCAATGAGCAAAATGTTGCTGCGATATCACAAGCAAACTCAAAGATCAACTCCATGGGAGGTGGAGGTGGAGGAGATGATATTGTTCAAGGAATGCCTGGTCAAGGAACTTATTTACAGAATGGTGTATTGAAAACTACAGCAAGTGTGTTAAACTCTAACAACAACTTCACTAGGGGGGTTGTTAAATGAGTGTAGAAAGAGTTAATGCGGGTGACATATCCGTAAACATATCAGTCTTCAGAGAGGGTAGGCAACTCAAATCATCTGATGGTGGATATAATCTCGTAGCATTTCTAAGAGCATGGGAAGTCTATGAAAGTATAGAGTCGGGCACAATAGAAGCAACATTTTACTTTGAAGATACTGCAGGTATATCAAATATTTTTACTGGATCTGAAGAGATAAAATTTGTAGTGAATGGATCTGTAATAAAGAGAACATATATTTTACGATCATATAATATTAACAGTAGACAAAGAATCAAACAAACTACAGAGGTATTTGTGGTCAACTGTTGTTCTGATGAGTTTGTAAAAAATGAGGTGACTAATGTATTTGGTAACTCTAGCATCATATTTGAAAACAATGAAGCATCTGGTATTGTTAAACAACTAGTAACTAACAACAGTTATCTGGGAAGTAGGAAAAAAATATTTGCAGAAGAAACTTTAACAAAACATGCATTTGTTGCTTGTAACTGGAGACCAATGGACACAATCTATTGGGTAGCTAATAGATCAGTGAGAAAGAAAAAATCTGGTGGTGATTTTCAAAATGGATTTACTTTCTATGAGAACGCACTAGGATATCATTTCAAATCTATTGATAACATGATTGATCTTATCAATGAACAAGAACCTACTAAGAAGACAGACTTTAATAAAGGAACTTCAAGGTTGTATGAATATATCTACTCACCAAAGAAAACTGATGATGGGGCAAACGATCAGTTTAAAATTGATACTATAGTTTTTCCAGAGGAGAGAAACTTCTTGATGGGTTTAAGACATGGAGCATGGACAGGATTTAGTATGGGTATTGACCCAGTTGATGTAACTAACTCCAAGATGGGTGGTGAGAGTCCTGATCTACCACTAGACAAATACACATACAAAACTACCGAAATGTGGAAAACTATGTCACATTTGGGTGGTAAGAAAGCAGTCAATCCTATAGCAAAAGTTGGTTCTGATTACAAAACATTGATTGACGCACCCAAAAGAATGCGCTATGCTGTACTTCCAAACCAAAACTTTGATGTCAAGAAAAACGTAGTTCAAGAGACAGTAAGCACCGTAAGTCAGTTCTTTGGTGGTAAACCAGAATCTGCAAAAAATTATGAGGCACTTGTAGAAATGCAAGCGTATGCATGGTTAAGACAGGAGTCATTGAAGAATACTCAACTTCAAATATCAGTTCCTGGTAACTTAGATCTTTATGCAGGGTCAGGTGTGAGTGTCACTATGCCAACAACTGAAAAGTCTGGTGATAAAATCAAGACTGACAAAAGGTTTAGTGGACGTTACATGATTGTAACAATAGCACATAAAGGAACCCCAGATACGATGTCTTCGGAAATGCTCCTCATGAAAGACGCTATACTTTGATAAATAGTTTTGTATCAACGAGGTACAACAATGAAAACAATAGAAGAACACATCCAAGCAGACCAAGCAATCCTAGACAATCCACTTGCATCACCTGCAGCACGCAGACATGCTAAAGTCGAACTACATGAACTTGAAGTCTATGCAGAACATCATCACGATGAGATAGTAGCAGGAGATCACCATGATCCTAATGCATTAGAACTATTCTGTGAGATGCATCCAGACGAACCAGAATGTTTAGTGTATGACGATTGAGGACTATCTACTAGGACTCTGGACAAATCAAAATCAAGCACAGTCATCTCCTACAACCTATGCAACTATTTTAATGGAATGGAAGGAGATAGAAGGGGGGTTTCAGTCACAAAATTACTACAGGACTGATGGACCCAGTAGACCCTATCGCAAAAGGTATCACAAGAAAGTCGATATATCTGAGACAGAAGTATTAATCGAAAACTACGATTTAGAGTGGAATAAATCTGAAGAGTGTGGTATGCTATTCAAATATGATAACCTTGCATGGCATGGTAATATCATAGGAGACTGTGTGCACAACGGAGTCACAATCAAATCCCAGATGCATTTGTTCGGGGACAAGTTGCATAGCTTTGACCAAGCATACAAGGGAGGTCAAATGGTGTGGGGTAGCAATAACATCTATAAGTTTGTCAGAACCAAAAACGACTTTTAGTTCTAAAAATTGCCGAAAAAAAATCCCGCCAAAATTTTGACCCTTAAGGTTTTTTACTAAATAATCAAAAGTATGCAGATAAATGCAAACAGTTGAAGGAATCCTAAATGAACCTAAGACCAATTTCGTCGGTAAAGACGGATTTTATTGGTGGATTGGGGAAGTAGAAGACATCGAAGATCCAATGGAACTAGGTCGGTGTAAAGTTCGTGTGCTTGGTTATTATACCAATGTAAGAGGTGGAACGACTGCTGATCTTCCTACCGAAGCACTACCGTGGGCAACTGTATTACAACATACCTGTCAAGCAGGTAACGCAGGTCAAGGTGAGAGTTCTGGACAACTACAACCAGGTGCTATTGTTATGGGATTCTTCATGGATGGTGAAGATGCTCAAATGCCAATAGTTATCGGTGTTTTGCGTGTTAAAAAAGCAGAAAATCCTGAGAAACATACATTTGTTTTTACAGGTAAAGAGATAGATTCACCCGTAGTAAATCCTGCAATCAGGAGAACATCCGATACTAATAGTAATGAGAATACTAATATCCAACTTCAAGAAGGAAATACACAGGTTGCAGTATCAGGAAGTAACGTAACTCAACCTGGTAGTGGAGGAGTAGGATCAGCAAACAATATTGGAACTCAAATATCGGGTAGTTCTGGTAATACTATGAAAGGTCGAAATCCAGAAAATCCTATTCCTACTGCAAATGGTGTTGGTGGACCTTGGAAGTCTGTAGAGGCAAAACTAAGTTATCTTATGGAAGATCTTGTAGATAGTTCTTCTACATTAGTTGCTACTGAAGATTCGGGTAACTTTATCGACATTGTTTCTGGTAAAGTAGTTACAATGGAAAAATTGACCAGAAAGTTGAAAAACTTTATGGGTGCTATCTTTACACAAGTCGTATCTGGTATCAGACAGTCAACTTCAAACCTTGTTAATGAACTAGGTGGTTTCTTAAGTGGTTTATTAGGTAGTTTGTTTGGTTCAGTTCCTTTTGCAGCAAAAAATGCACTTCAAAAAGCAATCACATCATTACTTTCTGGATTATGTGCTATTGATGGTCAGATAGCAGGTTTTATTAACTCTCCTATGGCAACTATTGAGGGTTTAGTCAATAATATGTTAAATGGTCTTCTTAGTAAAGCAGAAATGCTTTTACAAGGAGTGCAAGCAATCATTGATAGTATAGTATGTAATGTAGAAAATGTGCTTGCTGATATGAAAAAAGTTATTTCTACAGTCAAAACAACAACCGAAGGAATAAGTGGTGTAAAGGATATAATATCACAATGGGAGAAAGGAGACTCAATATTTGAACCAGGAACCAACTTAATGGAAAATGGTCTTGCAGGGTTAACAGGATTAGTTGCATTATTTTCAAATATCGGTTCTGGTGATGAGTGTGATAGAAAACCTAATGGTGGTAAAGCAAAGAATGGTTTTTATCCTTTATTTGGTGTTACAAGTTGTAGTGATGAAGAACTAGAAAATATCAATAAAATTAGGGGTAAAAGAGGTGCTTGTGCGGGAGAAAGTGCAGGTACAGGAATCTTAGATCAAGTATTTAATAAAGCAGATCCATATTTACAGGCAATAACAACATTTACTAGTGGTGGATACACTCAGCATATTGGAACTCCAGGTCGTCAGGCACACGTTGTCAGAGAACCTAGTGGTACAGTTCATACATCTATTAATATAAACAACAACACATATGCTGAATATATGTTCCTTAAACAGATCAAGGATGAGAATCCAGATATTACGCAAGAGGAGATAGATCAAAAGTTAGCAGCATATAAGAAGAGTAATAGAGGTGGTTCAAATGATGATACAGGTAACTTAGTTGCAGACCATACATCTTACGCAGGTAATCATACCATGGATGTCATGGGTGATGAATGTTCAAATATTGATGGTGATAAGGTTGTAAACGTTGAAGGTGACTATCGTTTGAAAGTTACTGGTGATTGCCACATTGAAGTTGGTGGTGGATTCTTTATGGATGCTGTTGGTGCAGCAAAACAAGTTGACAAAAATGGTAAACCTGCAGAAGATAAAGACAAAGTACAAAAACATACTATTACATTTAACTCAGACTTAGACATGAACGTATCAGGTTCAACATGTCAACTACAAGCATCAAAAATAAAGATGGGTGCTAAAAAGTTTGAAGGAATTTTGGATGATTATAGTTTACAAACAGAAAAAGCAGACTTTATGTGTAAAGGTGATACTTTGATTTCTTCGATGAAGACAATCACAAATACTACACCAAATATGTTTAACTATATCAACAAACCAGTTGATGATAAAGCGAAGAAACCTGGTATTACTACAGTTTGCTATGGACAAATCATAACTGACGTTTTACCCGCATCACCTCATATGAAAGTGCCACCGATTGTGACTACTAACCTAAATGGTCCTATCAATACTAAATGTGGTGCTACTGGTATGAAAACAGATGTACTAGAAGGTGGACATTTTCTTACTGTAGAGGGAGATAATGGAGCAGTTCATAATATTACTAAGAACTATAGTATAGAAGTTGGAGGAAATATGGATACTGACGTAACAGGAACATTCAGAGTAACTGCAAAAACAATTTACCTAAACTAACTTGACAGGTTTATTGTTCTATCATATAATATAATCATGAATGAAACCTTTATCATCCATGTTTTTATCAACCTATCAAAACGTACTATTACAGTATTAGATACTGATGGTAATGATAGACTCATGGAGTTTCCCCACAATCTAGAAGGAGCACAAGATTTTACTGCAGCATGTAGTGAAATTGCTGACATTGTAGATACTGAGATGATTACTTACACATTTGCTGAACAATGATTGGACCAATCGACATTACAATGAGACAATACGAGGATAACCTCGCATTTATTACTAGTTTGACCGAAACTAGCAGAGTTTGTTGGAAAGTAAAACTTGAAACTGGATCATCAGTGATGGTAACTCCTGTTGCTGAAGTTTCTCCTATTGAACCAGAAGTACAAGAACAAGTTGAAGAGTTTCGTAAACAGTTTATAAGTAATCAAGGTATAGGACAAACACCATGAATTGTTGGTCTTGCGGGTTTCCAAATCTAATATGGGGTGGAGACAATGAGGCACCAGAAGGTTCTGAATATGAGATAGAAACAAATCTATCTTGCCCTCGTTGTGATGCTTTTGTATTAGTTTATCATCAACTAAGACTTGCTGATAGAAAATGAGACCTAGTACACGTCATGCGATAGACATGTTATATCGTTGCAAATGGAATCTACCAGAAGCAGCAGAATATGCAGATATGTCAAATGACGAAATGAAAAGAACTTTCAACAGATTTTGTAAATTTAAAGATGAAAATCCCTAATTGGCAACATCACAGTAAGAAAGAACTCAAGAGGAAACTAAAACCTCAAGCACTTCGTCGTGCAAAAAGACGATTACAAGTATTGAAAACTAAATTAAAATGGCGTACTTAGTACATCCTTTACCTCCAAGGAAAGTATGGGTGAAAAAAGAATATCTTTATGATCTTGAAAAGGGGCATGGAGAACTAACACCAGGTCTTTGGATCTCAGTTAGAAGTATACAAGCAAAAGCATTGTACTTCGAGACATTACTAACTGATTATGGTGCACTCTTTGATAAGTTACCACTCAGTGCATTTGTGTGGAAACCAGATATAGATTGGGATGATCAGTTGCCACTAGATGTATTAGAACTATGGG